AATTGTCCCATTTGAGGTTCCTTTATTATCATAATATATGTAATTTTGTTTATAAGAATAGTTTATAGATAGGTAATCGGTGCTTGACCAGTATTGGTTAGCAATTTTCCATTGCCCTTCTGATTTATCATTTATTATTGCTTTCAAAGAAACCATAGTACTTATATTTAAGTTTGAAGTTCCTAAATATTTTGCTAACCCTATTTCTAATACAATAGGTTTAAACACTTTTCTATAAATAGGTTTCCCGTCTATCCAAACACCAATTTTTGTTTCTTCCGTTGAATATACTTGATTTGGTAAATATAAATTACCATCATTGTCTTTTAATTGTATACTTTTAGCCATATTGTTGGCTTATTATTTAAGTTATTTGTATCCTACAACTCTATAAATTTTTTCAGTATTTTCCTTATTAATATTTAAGTACCATGAATGATTATATCTAACTTGCATTGAGTTTTTAGAAAAATATACATTAACAGTAGAATTATATTCAGTATCACTATAAGTTACATTATTCACAGTAATTTCTAAAGTTGTGCCATCAGGAAACCTATATTTTTTTGAAGTTCCACAAGAAGCAAATACTTCAATATAATTATAGTTTGTTATACTATCAGATAATGTGTATGTTCCATTTGTCACTCCTGTATTATTTGAAAATAATACATATTCTTTAACTATTCCATAAGGATACAAATTGTCACCTTGTCCATCTTTCAATTGAATACTTTTTCCCATTTCATTTTTAAGTTAGTTTATGCAGTTCGTTTCCATACATATATTCCTAAATAATATGGATAATAGGCTTGTCCGCCACCTGTATCACTTGTACTTTCAGTATGAGGATTTCTAGTACTAACTACACCATTTCCAGCAACTTGGTCAGTCGTAGTTAAATTTCCATTATATTCAGTGTACCAATGACTATGACTAGGCATACTAGATATTGGTATCTTATGGTCAGAACTTGTTCCGCCTAAACTTCCAGCATTAGAACTTACTATTTTTAAATAAGCATCATCAGTTATTTGCTCCCACGTACCACCAAAATACTCACTAGGATTAATATCATTAACAGAAATATATATAGAACCTATTGGGTAGTAAGGGCAAGGAAATACTTTATCCCCATTTCCATTCTTAAATTGGATAGCCTCACTACTCAATTAAATCACCTACTAACTTATTACCTCCATTTCTAGAGGTTTTTGTGAAAGAGGAATACTTAAATAATAAGTAGCCCCCCCCCCCATGTAATATTTAATTTTCATTTCTTATCTTAATCTCCTTTCAACCATGGTTATCTTTCTACCATGTGTCTATTATATCATATTCCAAAACAGGAACTCCTGCGATTTGAAGTTTTCCTCCTGCCTCGTCATCATACTTACCCATGATACCAACACCATTTTGTGCATAAGCAACGTGAGGTGTTCCACTTCCTAAATTCATACTATAAGTTACACTTGATAATTTATCACTAACTATAACTTGAATTTGGTACGTATTTGATATATCAAAGCCATTGTCAGTGTCGCCTTGTATGTTTCCTTTAAATGAGAATTTACTATCACTTATCGTTGGTGTAATTGTTGTTTTACCAATAGTCCAATCTTCATCACTAGATTTTTTATATTGATAACTAACACTTAGTGCATTATCTTTATCACCAAAGTTTCCAACCCACATAGTACCACTGAATGATATTCTAGTATGTTCATCAACTCCAGTAACTTCACCACTTGTATTTACTCTTATAGCACTAACATTGCTATCTTTGACTAGGTCTGTGTAGTATATAATTTCATTTGCGTCAAATTCAACTTTTTTAGAAGAAAATCCACGACTATCAATAGCAATCATTTCATAATGACCACTAGTTACATTATTTATTGAACCTGATACACTATCATCTCCACTATACGGAATATCAACTGATTGACTTCCTACCGTAAATCTATACTTAGTAGGTTCTGCATTATTTTTAGTGGTCATTTTATTTGCTAATGGAATAGTGCCTTGAATTTCAGAATAACCAATAATACAGTTTTTCTTGTTTTCTTTACCCATTAAGTCTAGTGTTTTCTCATTAACATCTTCAAATTCAAAATGGTTAAATTCTGGTTCTGAATTTATTATTGTATATGTTCCACCTACATATCTATAATATCCAATGTTCCCACTATTATCTAATGTATCAGCAGTGACTCTTATTGAAGAAGCTTGGTCAGTAATACTAATATGGTCTATTAATGAGTTAATTTCATCTACGCTAAATGTCACATCTGTGCCTGACTTAGTATATCTTCTTGTTCCTGCTGGTACTTCTACACTAATTTGGCAGCTTGCTCCACTAGGATTTGAAGCAGTGACTCTTAATGCACTACCATTTGAAATATTCGGTTGCCCACTAGTTATTCTGTTTATATCTTTTGTAGTTATATATTTAGTATCACTTTCAGTCCACAACTGACTATCAGCTCGTTTAACTCTTATTCTAACAGAATATTGAGTATTATGACTTAGCCCACCTATTGTTGTAGTTGGGAATACACCATCAGTCCAACCACCACCATTCAATGAATATTGAACAGCATCGCAACTAGCATCTGCTCCCCATGTAAAGTTAATATTATTAATTCCATCATATCCACTAAGGTTGGATAAATAGAATGTTGTAATATTTGCGTATCTAGGTATTGTTGTTAAAGTATAAGTTCCACTAGTAGTAAATGGACTACCGCTTACTCCAGATACAGCTAAATAAGCAGACACATAAATGCTCTTACTTCCGTCTGTATTATGCCCTACCGTTGCACTAACACTAGCAGTAGCAGTAGCACTTGATTTAGGCCATGTAATACTAAATGTTTTTTCTTGACCATCTATTGTTATAGTACCTGTTTTAGCATTGCTCCACCATGTTGTTGTACTACCTGTTCTTGACATTGTTATTGTAGCAGTAACTTCTGATGTATTATTTGCTACACTATAACTTGTTTCAGTAACAGATAGTGACATAACAGTTGCGAACCTTTGAATATCTAAAGGCATAAAATCATAATATTTATTTCTTAAATTAATGAGTCCCATACTTGGTCACCTACCCTTTGTCTTAATATTCCAACTATTGTTGCTTCATCTTCTACTACCGCCTCTTTTGTAGTCATACCTTTATCAGTAAATTCCGTTATTGGGTCGTCCGTTGCACTTGCATTTTTATCTTTGATAGATATACCTTGACTTGTTGCTACAAACTTAACATCACTATCACTAGCAGTTATTGTTATGCCTTTACCAATATTAACCGTGTCCGTGATAGTTTCGTTTTGGTTTTGACTATATGCTAGTTTAATTGTACCTGAATTTAGCATTATATCGTATATCTCACAAGAGTTATCAATGTCTGCGATAAATTCCACCTTGATGTAGTTATTGTTGATTACAATCGGTTTTACAAGGTAATTTCCGTCATCATCTTTAGTACCTGTTTGAAATAGTTCAAAATCATCAGTTTCAGTTAAATCATAAGACGTTCCATTAATAACAACTTTACACGTTGCAAATTCATTTGACTTTTTATAATAAAAACTTAACGTATATTGTCCATTTGCAATTGTTTGCTCTTGGTACAATGTATCATTCTTTAATTTAATTGAATAACCATTCGCACTATTATTGTTTGTTGTTCTAGTTGTATCACCATACCAGTATTCATAGTATTGTCCTTCCTCTAGTACCTCAGTAGCACTAAAATTGGTATTTCTAAGAACATTATTGCCACCAGCTTCACTAAAGGTATTGGTAAGTCCATTTGATGAATTTAGCACTAATTCTTCGACCGTTGACTTTTGGTAATAATTGTTTGTTAGGTTGTCATTTAAATCTTGCAAGTTACTAGTGTTTGATTTAATATCGTTTGTATTTTGCTCAATATTAGATTGATTTGTTTCTGCTAGTGTAGCAGTTATTGTTAATTTACCATCTAATTGGCTAACTTCTGACTTTACTGTTCTAATTTCAGTTATAGTGTTTGAAATAATGCTCGTAGTGGCTTCTTGTTGTTTTGTTGGTATAGTTATATCATTTTTAGTCATTAACGTCATAGAATACGTTAAATCGCTATTATAGAAGCTATTATAATTAATATCATTTCCCTCTTCATCTTGACCTAGGTTATATGTTACAATATCCCAACAATCTAAACTAGGGTCACCCATGCCTTCATAAGTTAGAGAATATATTTCAAAGTCTACTACACTATCATAGACATTGCTTACTCTTTCTTCAAAGTCTTCTTCTTGTAAGAATAGATTAGCAGTTCTTAATGTCAAAGTATTATATACTTCTGCATCTTCTTCTATTTCTTCAGGATATGTCTTAGCAAGTATTCCATTATCAAATGTAACTTTTGAAATATGATATTTTTCTGATATTTCCCAAGATTTGCCTTTTAATACTTCTATTGTTTCTACAGGGTCACTTTTTAATGGCATTAAACATAGTTTTCCATCTCTATCCATTTTAGCATTACATCCTAATAATTCTGCTATCCATGATATATATGTTTTACCACTAGTAGTGTTATCACAAGAACTTATTGTTTTATACAAGTTAGGATGTTCAGGATAAGTTCCTAGTTCTACTTCAAAATAGTCAGTCAACCACTTCAATAAAGTCTCTACCATTACTTTTCCATCTGTCATAGATTTTGATATATCAACACTAGGTTTAAACAATGTAGCCTTGTCCATACAGATTAGTTTACTACCACTATAAAAGTCTTCTGTTGATGTGTCTATAATAAAATGCCCTATCTTGATATATTCATATCCATTTTCATACTTTTCAACTTCTTCTGCCTCTTCATCAGTCAAGTCTACTTTAGAACCAATTTCTAAATACACTTCACCATCTAGTGATATATTATCAGTATTTCTAAAGTTAATAGTTAATTTTTGAGATATGAATGTTCCTATATAGAAGTATTCTTCTTCTGTATCAATTATAGGACTACTGATTTCTATACTTTCTATTTGATTATAGTCTATTTGAGTTCCATTAATAGTAAGAAAAGGAATATTATTACTATCCTCACTATAAATAACTTTTTTGTATTCTTTACTAGTTTTGTACATAATATTATTCCTCCGTCAAACTGAAAGAAAAGTCTGCACTTCTTTCATGAAATTTGCCATTTCCTACTTTATTTAATTTATATAGCATAGTGCTTGGAACAGCCATATATGAACTATTATATAGTGTATTAGATTGGCTATCATACCAATATGTATTATTATCATCATCAGTATATTGAATATAGCCATTACTATCAGTATTATATTCTTCACATACCATATTAGCATTCCAAGACTTATCACTTGCATACATTTTATGAACTGATTTATCTCCAGTCTTTTTATCCGTTAATTCTACATATATCCATGCTGGTGATATTCTATTTAGAATATATTTCTCATCTTCATCACCTAGTACGTTATATGACAATGTTATATCTTCAACATCATGTCTAACCCTATTTCTATGTGTATAACCCCTTAAATCCGTATAAGCATCTTTATCAACGTCGTGTAGTGTTCTTGTTAAAGTACTAGGAGTTGGGAAAGGCTCTAAGTCTGAACAAGCATATACTCCTGTTGATACTTCTGTACCATTATGCCCAACTCTAATATAATTCTCATATTTATTAAAGTTTGCTTTTGTTAAGTCTAAATGTTTACTCATATCTTATCACCTTTCCTATAGTCCATATTGCCTATTATTATTTTTTTGTTCAAATTTAATGAATTTCATTAATCCACTAGTATCTCCAGTTGCTTCAATAGTTACGTTACTATTAAATCCGCCCATTGAACTTAATGCTCTCATCATACCTTGATATGATGCCTCTGCAATACCAGCTTCGATTTGGTCATTATTTGCAACAGTTGTTTTACCTTTTAATGTACCAACTAATTCTGGCCCATTTTCTCTTGCTAAGAAATATTGACCAGTTTCCGGAAAACCACCAGTAGCATATTTTTTGTCAAAGGTTATGCCACCTGACAACTTAGTTTTTAATTCAGCGTAATCTTTTTTTGCTTGTGTTGTATCTAGTTCTATTTTTATTTTACCAGTAGTTCCATCTATTAATCCCATATCTTCTATCCAAGTATCAGCAACTTTGTCAGCATCTTCTAACATACTATTGACTGTATCTGTTAATGAAGTATGTATATCATCAGTAGAACTTGTTAATAAGCTCATTGCTTCACTATATCTTCCTTGTGATATTAAATAAGCAGAATTTTCATAATTATCTAAATATTTACTATTTTGGTCTAATATTGTTTGAGTATTTTGTAATTCCTCTATCTTATCTTTTTCGGCTTGTATCCATGCTTTTTTACCTTCATCAGTTGTCATATCATAGTTTTCTTGGGCTTTTATTAATTCATTCATTTGGTCTTCTAATTTTTTTTCTGTTTCTTGTTGTGTTTTAATGGCATCAATATATTTTTCTCTATTTGCTTCGAGATAAGCCTCTGCTCTTAACTTTAAGCAATAATTATCAACACTTTTAGACAGCTCGTCTTTGGTTACTTTTTGGTTGCCATCAAGAGTAATTTGGTCTCCGGTTATTTGATATTCTGTCCCTAACAAATCATTAAGAGTATTGACCTTTGCAGAAGCCTCATCATAAGAACCTATAACTTTGCCATTAGCATCAATTAAACCATCTAATTGTTCTAGTACATCTTTTACTCTTGCAGCTTGTGCGTCTTGCGATGCCGTATTATTTTTTATAGCCTCATCATATTCAGCCATTGTTGCTATATAATCTTGAAGAGTATCATCAGCTTCTTTGGTTGCATCTTTATCAGTTGCAAACCATGTTATTAAACCTGCTAAAGCACCAACTAAAATAGCTATTCCACCTGTTGTTAATAATTGTGTTGTAGTTAATAATGTTCCAGTAACAGCTGTTAAAACTTCAATAGCACCAGATACTAAAAGTATGGTTCCTAATAATCCTTCAAATACAGAACTAGCAGTAGCACCTTCTGTTGCTATTTTTTGTGTTGCATCAATTATCATTAAAAGACCAGTGCCACCAGTAATAACACCTGTAACAGTACTTCTTACTCTATCCCAAGCACTTGCATATTCGTATACTCCATCAGCATTTTTTTTGAAATTTAAGCCAGTTATTTTTTGCAACCACGAATGTGTTTTTTGAATAAACCCAACTATTTTACTAAATACAGCTACCAGTCCAAGTGCAATAAAAAGTTTGCCTATACTATGTATATTTGACCACCAATCATAAATATTCTTCAATAATGTAGAACCACTCCATTGCCATTCATCGTTTACATCTTTAGTAAACCCTAACCACTCCATTATTTTATCTCTAATTTCAGTAGCTTTGTTTTTCATGTTTAGCAAAGTATTATCAGCATCATTAAGAGCTTTTAGCAAGTCCGAACTAACTCCTAATCCACTAGTGCTTGTGTCTGTACTTGTTGGTGTTTTAATATTATTAAGTTTATCAAATCCTCTTAATTGAATCGTTGCTTTTTGAACACTTGAAGCATAGTCGTCCCAATCATCAGTACCAGCTGATACACTAGAACTTATATTGCCGACGCTAGAGCTTATATCAAATCCTAAGAATGTTGCAAACATATTAATAATTTCTGTTATAACCATTAATATAGCATTTAATACTGGCAATATCTTTTGTAGTATTGGATATAAAGCATTACCTAAGGCAGTCTTTAATCTTTCAACTTGATTTGTAAGTATTTGTTTTTGCCAAGCAACACTATTAACTACTTGACCATAATCTATTTCAGCATTAGTTAATTGATTTTGCACAGTTAAATATCTTAATATGGCAGTTTCAGCAGTATTTAAACTACTAACTTTAGCATCTATACCTAATGCAGATAAAGTATTTTGCATTGTATTCTCATTTACTAATAAACCAGTATTAGTTGCTAACGTTGTTCCTTTACCTTGTATAGCTTCTTGTAGCATCGTTGACATTTTATTAAAGTCATAATTATATAGCATAGACAATTTTGTTGTTAATGTAGTTAAGTTTTTAGACAATGTAACAGCATTATCATCAGTTAGTCCCAAACTTTCTGACAATTGTTTAAACAATGCAATAGTATTTGTAACAGATGCTTCATTAAGCCCTGTCATTTCTGACATATTTGCTACAAATCTTTCTGCTTCATCAGAAGCATCACCAAAAGTTGTTTGCAACAATCTAGTACTTGATATTAATTTATCAGTATAATTTGTAAGGTTGCCCACTCCTTTTGATAATTTGCTGACAAGTGTATATGCTTTAGCAACTTGGTTTGTTAAAGACTTAACGTTCTTTATAGCCTCTTCTGCATCCAGTTTAATTTTTCTTCCAACTTCTTTTGCCATATAAACACCTCCTATCAATATCTAGCCCATTTGTTAAAATCATCTTGTTGTTGCATTTGTGATTTAACATTAGGGTCTATTTCTTTACCTTTATATGTTTCGTTTTCTTTTATTTTTACATAAATTGGTTTGTCAAAATATTCCTTTGGTTGTTCACCATCTTTGGCAAACATATTTGAATATACAATATTAAGAGCATTAAAAATGTAAGCCCCTTCCAACCAACATTGATAATCTGTTTTTAGCTCTTCTTCTTCCAATTTTTTTAAATAAAAAGTACGATATGACCAGTACAATTTAGGGTCATCTTCCCAAAATTCTTTGCTAGACATACCGTACATTATGGCACTGGGGAATAGTTCTTGAAGATAAAATTCTTCAAATGTCGAATGGTTCTTATCTTCTCTTATTTCTTCTTTGGTCGTAGTGCCGTCAATTTTTTTAGGCTTGTTCTTTCTGGTTCTTTATTAACATCTTCAATCATTTGATTTGCTAATTCAACTAATTGCTCTAATCCATATTCATTTTCAGCCTCTTCAAATAATGGTTTAACTTCATCTAAAGTTAATTTATGGTTTTCATATAAAGCAATCCAATAGAACTTTGTAAATACTTCTCTCATCTTTTGAACATCATTTTCAAGTTCTGAGTTTTCTCCATATTCTTCTAATGGATTAACATTACCATCAATTTCTTCATCGTCAGTAACATTATTTTTATATTTCTTGGTCATCTCACTCGCAACATTTACTAATTTTGATGCGTTCTCGAAAGCCACTACCCCTTTTCGGTTAAGAAATAGAGTGTATTCTTTTCCACCTATTTCTATAACCTCTGTATTTAATTCTTTCATAAATCATTCTCCTTATTTTCTAAGCTATTATTCTTCTTCTACTGTTACAGCAATAGTTCTGTAAGAAGTTGCTTCACCAGTTGCAGAAGTTTCTAGTCTTATTAAAGTATTACCTTTCTTAACACCAGTAATAGTTAATTTACCACTTGCAATTGATGCAGTAGCAATAGTTTCAGCATCGCTTGACACTTTAACAGTTGCAGTTGCTGGTAATGTTTCAATATTAAGTTCATAAGTACCAGTTCCACTTATTACAACGTCAGTTAATGGTGTAGTAACAATTGCAGTTTGTTTGATAATATCTCTAACATCAACGATAGGAGTTTCATCAGCACTATTAACAGTTATGTATAAGTTACCTTGAACAATACCATTAACGCTTTCTGCTCCTCTACCATAAGCGATAGTACCAGTATAACGTTCACCAGTGTTGTCTGGGTTTCTTTCTAGGAATGTTAATGTTTTTCCTAGGTATTTATTTAATTGAATTAAATTATCTCTATGATAATTGAATGTAAATGTTTTTTGGTCTACTGATTGTAGTGCCTCAGCATTTGTCATTGTATGGTCTGTTAATACAGTTTTATCAGCAGTATTTGGTGCTCCTCTATGTTCTGGAATTGATACTACTGGTAATAGTAAACTAAATAAACCATCGTTTCCTAGAACATTTAAACTAGCATCTTTACTTATAAAACCAACGTCAGTATATGGTCTTTGTGTCATATTATTATTTCTCCTCTTCTATTTTTATATTTTTTTTATATTGATAGTTGTTTATTCCAACTATTAATCATACATTTTTCTATAATGATTAATCTGTCTACAGTTACATCTAAGTATTCAGCAGGTTCACATAAAGTTCGTTCACAACCAACTTCATTGAAGAATTTAAAAGTTAAATATTTAAGTTCATTCATAATGGCTTTAGAAGCAACTTTCTCATCTCCAACAATCATGTCTTTAGTATATATTTCAATTCTATAAGACAAGTTATTAACAAATTCTTGCCTATCAGTCGATTTATATTGACTACTATCTATGTTACTATATTCTTTCATAACTATTGTAGGGAATACTGTTAAAGACTTAGGTGATTTTGAATATATGCAATTTGAATTTAATGTTGCTAAATATTTAGAGTTTTTTAACATATATTCTTTATATGTTAAAAACAATTCAGTTTCTATTTCCATATCCATATTATTCCTCCTAGTCTATATCATTGATAGACATATATTCATCTATCCAATCTCCAATATTCTTGTCAACTTCTTTTTCAAGTTTATCGAAAATCATTTTACCTTCCATACCACTTGAATGGTATAAAGCACTATTTCTAATGTAAGACCATTGCTTAGTATAATCTCTATTAGGATTAACTTTCGTTTGCCAATCATCTTCATCATCTGATGTACCAGGTAAACCCATACCATATTCTATTAATAATGCTATGGATAAACCATCTGGATAATTAGCAAGTGTATCTGGTGATAAATGACTTAAATCTGCCATAGCATCATTAAATACAAGTACATAGTCATCACCAACTTCATATTGATGTGACATTTTATATTTGATTAACTCACTATAAGCAACATCGTTTTCATTTATACCAGAAAGCTCCTCATTAGAAATATCTCTCAATGTTTCTATACATTTATCCCCAATAAACTTTCTAAATTCAGTCGTTTCAAACAAAGTTTGAAGTTTATCTAAATCTTTGAATAAAGTATTAACATCTGCGTTATCTGCTAGATTAATAACTTTAGTCATAATTAATCTTTTTCGCTAGTACCAAAGCGAGTTTTTTCTTCCTTTTTAGATTTAGTATCTACTACTTTCCAACCTTGTTTAAGGTAAAGAGATGCTAAATTTTCAGGTACTTTTTTAGTAATTTTAGTTTTGTCTTCATATTCAAAACTTAATTCTACTTCTTTCATTAATAACATTCCTCCTTATTTATTTTGATTATTATTTAATTTTAAAAAATATACTTTCAATACAACATTTTGTGGCATTACAGAATACACTCTATAATTAGCCTTTTCACCATTAACTTTTTCGTCATTTGGAGTCGTACCATCAAGATAGGCTAAGTCAAATTCATTAAATTCATTAATGTATTTATCTCTTTCGGTTATTACAGCCACTCTCATTTGAGAAGCGATTTCACCAAACTCTTTTGCTTCACTTGTTCCTGATACTGGTTGTATATTAAAAGTATATTGTTTTGGCTTTTCGTAGGTAGGAATTTCGTTACCATACTTGTCTAAAGTAGATGGTAGTTTCTTAGATATATAACATTTAGTGTCCCAGTTTTTAAATATGCTTGTTCTCTTAACGCTATACATTATTCTTCACTACCTTTATTTTTTTTCTTAGGAATACCAACATTGGATACCAATTCATTCATAAGAGTGTCTGATAGTCCATCAGTTGATTTTGTCCAACTAAGCCCATTCTCACTATATGAAACTATTCCAGATTTATCTGCTAAGTTATATAGTTCGATAGATGCACGTAATTGCCAGTTTTTATATTTTGCTGGCAACTCCATGTCTGAATAATCTTCAAAAGGGTAGATTTTGGATAGAGCAACAAATTTAGAGTCCTCTAGTAATTCGTCTATTGCTCTTTCGTAAGCATCTTGGCTTTCAAATACATTCTCATCAAATGGTATTCTATTACATAGTTTCTTAAATTGTGTTTCGTCTCTATCCATAATTAATCTCCTTATTCTTCTTCACTTTCAACTTCTGCTTTTGCTTTATTGAAAGTTGATTTTTCTTTCTTAGTTGGTTTAACTTCTTCCTCTTCGATTTTTTCAAATCTTGTATGAAGTTTCATTTTTAATTCGTAGAAAGATAGAACATTATCAATGGCTTTAGGCTTGTCTATAACATTTTTTGTTACAACAAGTCTACCATTTGATATTTCATTTTCTATTAACTTATCATCTGCAATACGATATACTTTATTATCAATTATTGTATACATATTTATCTCCAACTAATATTAGTTAGTAACTACTCTAACAATGTTAATGTTATCAGCTAACATTTGACGTGACCAGTTATCACTAGCTTCTAATTCAGTAGATGTAACTGATATTGGCATATTAGTCATTGAGAATGAGAAACCATTTGGATGATATGTTTTTCTACGTCTAGTGATAAGTTCTTCTTCACCACCATTTTTATGTGGGTCATAGAATACATCACTAGGTTTTGCTACTGGTGCGTCTGCAGTTAAGATAGCACCTGCTCCAAAGATATAAGTTGTATATTCTTTTTCACCTTCAACAGAACTATCTGCTACTGGTACTTGGTCACTAATTAATACTAATAGGTTACCACTTCTACCAACTTTAACATCTAATTCCATTCCTCCAACATTGTATTTGAAGAAATTTAATACTTGTAAATTTTCAAGTCTATTTGCTACAGTTGAGTGCATAATAGCTAATGATAAGTTATCAGCATTTTCTCCTAATGCTTTAACAGAAGCATCTCTTAGAGTTGTTAAGCCAATTCTATTTTCATCTGCTACCGCACCTTCACTAGCAGCGATGTTATATGTATGTTTAGCCCAGTCAGCATCGCCAGTAATTCCAAAGATACCTTTTAAAATAGATAAAATTTTCTTTTGGTCTACTTTAGCCCAGTATTTTGTAATTCTTGCTACTATATTACCCATTGGGTCAGCACCTGTAAAGTCGTTTACAAAGATAGTTGATTTAAAGCCTTTTGCTTCACCAAAAACAACACCACTTTGAACACCGTCTTCAGTGTCAGTACTAACTATATCAGTTTTACCATCATAGTTTTGTGGGTCACCAGTTATATCCTTGTAAAAAGGAACTGTGTATAAATTGCTTCCACCAGCAATCATGCTTGCGATTGTTGCATCTTGAACAACAGCACCACTATTGATAAGAACTAAAGATGTTGGGTCAACTTCACTAGCCCATCTATTGTTGAATAATTCTTCATCATAGTGGAATTTTAATGAGTCACTTATTGTTTTACTCATAATTTAATCTCCTCTACTTTCTTTTTTATTTCATTATTTCGCTATAAAGTTCTGGATTATTATCTTTGAACTCTTTAGCCTTAGCGTAGTCTTTCATTAATAACGCATTGAATTGTTCTTTATTTGTTATTAAATCAGTATCGCTTTTTTGAGTTACATTACTTCCATTTGGTTTTATATCGGCATTTTGTAAGTCTTCTTTAGTCTTCTTGACTGTTTCATCTCGCATTGTTTTAAATGAATTTGCTATTCTAGTTGCATTAGCTACACTAAGAGTTTCATCATCACTTACTAAAGCATTAATTGTTTCTTCATCAGTGATACCAGCTTCTGCTAAAATTGATGCTACTTTAGAATGATTTAAAATCTTACGACTTTCTGCTAAATTCTTTTCAGTTTCTTTTTTATCTGCTTCTAGCTTTTCGTCAGCAGTCATTTTTTCTCTTTCCATTTCACTTAACTTTGCTTTTGTAGTTTCATAGTCTGCTAATTGTGTTTGTAATGAACCAAGTTGTTCTTGAAGTTTCTTTTCATTATCAACATTAGCATGGAACATATTTAAGATTGTTGTAACTTGTTCCTCTGTAAAACCTTGTTCTAATAATGTTTCTCTTTTCATCTATATTACCTCCTTACAGTAGTTTTTACGGTTCTACCAAACCATAGAGAAATATATTTGTTTTTAGGTGCTGGCTATTGGACTCCCACCAATATTTTATGTCTTTATGACATCTGTTCTTGTATTTAACTAAGCCAGTATGTGTCAAGGTAGTTATTCACTACCTTGTTCGTTTTTTTGCTCCACATCTTGTATTTTATTTGTTTGTTGTGTTGCTATATCATTATCATTTGTTGTTTTACCTTCGTCGTCATTTTCTTCTTGATTATCTTCACTAGAAGTTCCACCTTGTTGAGATTTTTGTTCACCGAATAATGTATTTTGTGACTCTGTAACAGCATGACTATCACCGAATAGTCCAATAATGGCATTTGCATATTCTCTAGGAACATCTGCACTATATAGATTTAATAATGCTTCTGTCTTAACAAGTAAGTTATCAGACATATCTCTTTGGAATTTACCTTCAACTTCACTTACCTTTAATGACTTAATACCACTTTCTGCTTTTGATTTGCAAATTTTAAGTATCTTTTTAAGAGCTTCCATATCACACATTCCAAACATTGTTTCTTGTCCTTCTGCTCTTATTCCAGCCATTGTATAACCTTGTCCAGTAAGTTTAGCCTTACCAGTATCTCCACTAGTAACTGTACCATTATCAGTAGACATTGGGACACCTAATATTTGATGTAAAGATGTTAATAACCTTGTATAGTAAACTTGTGTATCAGTTGCATTTAATCTTTGTTGTAATAATTCAACAGATGCTTTTTTATTCTCGTTAGAACTAATACATACAGCACCGAGTTCTTTCATTTGGTCTAATCCATCTTCGTCAATTTCGGCATTTGTGAATACCATAATAGCATTAACAAATTGTTCCATATCGTCTTTATCTAAACTTTCAAGATAGTTAATATCATCAAATAAGTCTTTTCCAAGTTCTATTAATGAAATTCTATCTCTGTTTAAGTAGTATTCAGTAATTACATGGTCATCTAATGCAATTGGTTTACTACTGTCTTTTTCAACTTCTAATTGACCAGATTTATCACTTACAATTACTTGTCTATTTCTTAAATAAACTGTATATTCTGCATAAGTTTTAGGAGAACTTGATGGTTGTTTAGTAACTGGGTCTATTGTTGTATCAATAAATTCCATATCAGTTTGAATATATGATAATATTTGTTCATTACCTAGTCTATTTGAATATACAACTTCCGTATTTTCAACTTCTGCATTTAATATTTCAAATGGTGCTTCGTCTTCTTCATTTTGTTTATCAAAGTTTGTATATCTAAAACCATGCCCACAAATTAAAGCATCTTCGTATATATCCATATCTTTTGCTTTTTTGTTTTCATATCTAACGTATTTATTAAGAAGTGATATTTCTTCTCCACCACTATCGTTTAATTGAACGTATTGAATTGGTTTACCTAGTAAATAACACTTTTTAAAATCTATGAATGCTTGACACCAGTTTTCTGTTGTCTTGTTATTTATTTCTGTTCTAGTATATTTTTGTTTATGTCTAATATCTTGAATGCCTTTATAATAATCTTTTAAATACAAACAAACTAATCTGTTATATTCATGAATACTCTTTGATTGTTGAATTATATCAATAATCATTCTATTTTGTTCTTCTTCAGTTGCAGATAGTAGTTGTTCTTCTGTATAATTAACTTTTATGATTTTTCTACCATATGTCTTAATAGCGAACACCTCCGGCTATCTTATACAAGCAACATATAACATAAAAATAAAAAAAAGTCAAGAATAAATTAAAATGGCCTTTTAATTATTTTGACTTTTTGTGACTTAGCTTTACCACTAATTATTTCGCTTGTAACCTCAGCTAAACAGTCGTTCGCATCGTCGTGTTCATTTCTTCCTTGTGAGTTATAAATAGTAAAACTTTGCATAAATCTGCCCATGTGAGTATTTAAACCATACATACCACGTGCTGGGAATACAATTCTACTTTTAATATTACCTTTTTCAAGTTCTATTCTTGTTGCTTTTACTACTGTTGAATATTTTTCTATTATTTGAATACCATTGTTAAAACCACGTTCTTTTAACTTCTCTTCTATAACCTTTTTTAAACCACCATCTACGTTAGTTTCTACTACAAGTAGTTTTATATTATGCTCAATTATTTTGTCTACTATATCGTCAAATAATTCGCTTGTAGCAACCTTTGTATAGATACAATCAATTAAAGCATAATCATCGCCATAAGGTTGTAATATAGGCATAGCAAAGAAGTCTTTACCACTTTTACGCGTACCATCTATTGCTGAAATAGTTGAACCATATTCGTTTATTGGCTTAGTATCATAAGTTCTTAAGTTTTTATAGTCAAATTCTAATGCTTCTGGTGTAGTAGGGTTTTGTTGAAAGTTTGTTTCCCATAAATAAGCGTCCATGCTATCACGTTCTAAGATTAAATCTTCGGTCTTCCATAAAGCCTTACAAGAGCTTTCTCCTGTTTCCATATCAAGGGCAGGAACTTGAATAATAACCTTTTTTTCGTCTAAACTTATCCATGTATACTTGAATTTAGGGTGCTTAACAAAGGCCTCTCTGCTTTTGTATAATTCAATTATTCTAACAATAAAGTCTGTTGGTGACCACATTGTACCAGTAATAACTATTTTAGGTTTCTTCCCTTGAACAAATCTTTTTCGCCAAACAGTAACGTGTTGGTTGTAATAATAAATATTCATTTGCTCATCTAATGCTTCTTTATATCCAGCATATAAATCGTCTATGTGTATCCATTTACTAGCACGAACACCGATAACATTTGAATTTGTAGTCTTAGCGTAATAACTAGCAGATAGTTTGCAATTTTTAAGTTTCCATTCTCCTTCGGTTTCTTTCAAGAAATAACTTCGATTCTCTTTTGCATATCTCTTGTTGGGAAAGACATCTCCAAACCTTTCATTTTTAATAATGTCTCTAACTGTTCTTGAGCCACCTTTAACTACGTCATCATTAGAACATAAAGACAATATAGTTCCTGTATCGTCTAAGCCATAACTAAATGCTTCTGCTAATTTCTCTAAGTATGTTTTACCGGCACCACTTGGTAAGTTAGCAATAATAAGTTCCATGTCTGGGTCTTTAGCCATCTTGTCTAAGTAATAAGCATAAGAACCTAATATTTCATATCTTGGTTCATAGAACTTGTCTGTTTCTTCCCATTCATAGTAAATAACAAAACTTTCAAAATCATATCTAGCGGCGAGTTTATAAGCATTTTCTAATTGTGCATAATAGACCACTCTACGTTGACTACTATTATCTATGTTTAAAAGCAAGTTCAGTATAGGAATATATCTTCTTCTTGCTTGATTACTACACTTTTTATAGTCAATTTCTGTATATGTATTAAACAAAGAATATAGGTCTTTCATAAGAGAAAATATCTCGTCAAACCCTATTTTTTGAGTCTTAGTCTTATAATTGCTATCTATGATAGTTAATATCTTATCAATAGCACTTTCTACCTCTCTAAGTGAGTATTTATTCTTCATCAGCATCTGCCTCTGTATAGTCTGCTTCTTTTACAGCACTTTTTTTACTACTAAATTCTCTATATTTGGCAAGTTTCTTGTTAATGTTAGATAAATCAAGTTCTTCATTGATGTTGATATTAACATTAGTCCTAGGCTTTTCTTGAACTTCATTTTCACTTTTCATTCTGAATTGAGTAGACCTACCATTTAACATATCATATTGTGCAAGTAACATATTACTATCGAATGTTTCGTCATAAATCTTGTCTACTAGTGTTCTCATTTGTAAATCAGAACTATTTTTATAATTCCTAAGAGTGCTTAAAGATATACCGGCAAACTTACAAAAATGGGTTAAAGTTGGTTGAAATCTAGTTACTTGTAAGTTTACTTGTTCTACTAGATACATATATAATTGCCATACTATTGATAATTTCTCACTTGAATATTCAGGTTCGGCATTACTAAGTGGGTTTATGCTTTTAAAGAAGTACATTGATACTAAATAAGGGTTATGAATATCTACCTTTTCTAATGCTTCTTTATCAGATATTTTATTTATTATTTCATTTTTCTTTTGTTCTACTATTTCGTTAAGGTTATCCATAGTAGCATTTACATAGAATTTTTCTAAATCTACGACTTTTTGTTTATTCCCTAGTCTAATATATTTATTCTGTTCGTTCATATTTCCCCTCCCATTGTCATATATTTCTCTTATGGGAAGTATAATACAAAATCAAAAAAAATGCAAAAAAAGAGATAAGTGAAAGCGCTTATCTAAATTGGTTATGACTTTTTTAATCATTTAAGTTGTATAAGAGTTAAGACTTGAGTGATTATTATGGGCCATTTATAACCATATTCATATTACTACAAATGCGATTAATTGTCAATTATTTTTAATTTAAAATATCTTCTGACGTAATTTGACCAACTTTATCTTTTTTGCTGTATATCTTATTTTCTTTAACAAATTCGTCATAATCTTTTTTAGTTGAAATATTTCCTTTAACATCTTTTACCTTGATAATGACAGTCCCAAAATTTATATCTTTTGTAATATATACAATTTCGTCTATTGGTATTATATAATCTTCTAAATATATCATTATTTATCTTCCTTTTCTAATTTCTCTAATTTATTAATTATTTTTACATACCATAAATGTTGGGTTTCTTTCCATTTTATTTCTAACCACTCTTTCAATTCATTCAATATCTTTGTTTTCTTGTCTAGTTCATTATTTAATCTAATAACCTCGTTATATAATTCAATTATATATTTCGTACTAGTAGATGGTTCATGTTGCCCTATTTTTGTTTCCATAAATGTTATTCGGTCAATATATTCTAGGATATGGTTTAATTGCTTATCATTCATTATCTTCACCATTTAACCTTTCAATAATCTTCTTTTGGTTTCTTATTAATTGATTTATTGTTTCAACAATCATCTCTGGAGTAAAGTCATAGTTAGCATATAATTCAACCATTTCTTCAAATTCATCATCAGTTTCTTCTGGAATTTCTACTATAAAGTCTAGCCAATAACAGCGGTTAAGACAAAAATCAGCAATTAAATCATATTCTTTTTCATAGTTTTCATAATCGTATCAATTATCTTGCCTATAGTTTCATAATGCAAATCAGTTTCATTTACTATTTTCATTTAACACCCCATAACTCTTCTACTTGTTTATTTATGGCTTGTAACAGCCTTATATTTATTTCATCAATATTATTTATTTCAAAAGTTTTGTCATTAAGATGGAATTGAACCACCTCATCAGTAAAACTGACTCTATAATGTGTAAATCTTTCAAAAACCATTAAGCAATTA